GGCTGATGTGGCGGTGATGAGTCGACTGGTCGACCTGCCGCGCGTCACAGTGCGTGGTACGCAATTTGACCTGAATAGTATCGGAGTAGGCGATCGTATCGTTGTTGAGCAAAATAAGTATTCATCTTGCCCACTGAGCGGCTATTACCGAATCGAGCAAATATCTGTCAAGGTCGATGAGAACATGAGCGAGGAAATAACTTTAACACTGGATAATTACGACTTATGAGCGGACGGTTGAATCTAGTGGAGGAGCGGCGAGCCATCGGTAAGTTGCGGGCGCTGCTACGTGCCTCTGAGCAAATGAAAGCCGCACAGAGAACTAGCAATAAGTCTGGCATTATTTACTATGAGACGAAAAGCGCTCAAGAATATGACGCGATGATACCTGTCGCATATGACCCCGCTTTTCTTGGTGGCAGAATAATCAAGATTGAGACGACATTCACCGCACGCAAACAACAGTGGCCTTACGTGCTGTTTTTGCCGCAGTTTTACATCGGTGACAATCCTGACACGTTGGCGGGTGCACAAATAATTGGCGGCAGCATTATTGACCAGAGCACGCCAGACATTAATAAATTAGAGGTGCCATATCAGCTGTCGTTTAGCGCCAGCGCCACTATCGACAATCCGCCGCAGGGCCAGACGAAATATGTGTACGCTAAGTGTGTTTTTTTGGGGACAGATAGGGGGTCGTTCAGTATGAAAGCGAGCCTGCTATGAATCGGCTGAGTATGTTGCCTGAAAACCAACTGGCAGACATTTTAATGTCGCTCGACCGCAATATCCGCGACCTCAAGACCGGCCAAGTGATGGCGTCAAGTGGGCTGGTGTTTTACGAGAGTGTCAGTAGCGACGAATGGGATTTTAATCAGGTGGCTAATGTAGTTGGTGGGCAGCAGCAAGCATCTGGCGTGCCATTTATCATCACGGCGACAGCAAAAAAGGATAAGACATTCTTGTTGGCTGATTTGATTATTGACAAGATGTTGATAAACAGTGCAGCACCGACTCGTATTGACATAATACCGATATCGAGCGACGCGCGACATGTTCGCAGATGGTTTGCATACGCGTACGTGCGAAAGGGACTGAGCAGCGTGCTGACACAGATGAAATGTGCCGTGGTGGCAAATACTAGTGTCGATTTGACAATCGAAAGTAGGATGTTATGAGGATTCAAGAGATAGACGGCGAGACGATGGCGCGAATCATTACGCGGTACGAGCGTGAAATTACCGAGATGAAAGCCACGCAGCGTGTTGGCGCTGATGGAGTGCGGGTATTTCGCGTCAAGTTAGAAGCGGCGATCGACAAGCGTGACGCAACGTTTCTGAGGCGGTTCAAGATCGTATTTACGCCGAAAGCCAGCACGTATCAGTCGGGTATGGTTTTTAAGCTGATGGTCGGCAGGCGTAGCAATCATGGTTCTGGGTTGGAAGACGTCACTCGTCATTTCCAGCGCCGGCGAAGTAGTGGCGGTGTACAGACGTGGCTAAATATATCAGATTTCTTGGTCGACCTCGGCAGCAATACATTCAAAATCTACGCGTTCGCTACGTCTGACGGCGAGCTGAGGGTTGAATATGTCTAATCTGTAATGTGGTAAGTGAGAATGAACGATAAACGAGACAAGGAATCGATGAATCAAACACCCAAAACGGTGCGGGAATTGGGCATCATGATGACTGCGCGCGACGACGTGCTGAATGAAAGGCTGAGTTCAATAAACGATAATGTGTCGCGGTTGGCAGAGTCGGTCAAGCAACTGGCTGAATCGAAAGCCGATGCTGAGGAACTGAAAGCCTTGATAGCCCGCGTGGAACTGATGCAGGGCAATTACTTGTCCAAGAGCGAAGCCAAGATTGGTGCTGGCGTAATGACAGCAGTAATTACTGTGATTGGCTTTATGGTCGATTTAATTGTGAGAGTCGTTAATAAACCGTAAATAGGAGGCAATAATGGCAGTCAGGCAAATTTACAATCCAAATCTAAATATCGGTGCTCAGAGCGGCTGGTGCTTGCAGTATGTGGATGACGCAATTAATTCACTAACTCGCTCACCGAATGCTCAAACAGCGTACTTAAACGAGTTAAATGCAGGTCGTATAAACACAGGTCCTGCACCTGTTGGTGTTTGGGTGGTTGGATTTTTGGGCTTTTCAAGAGGTCAGTATACAGAAGATGGACACGTATTTTTGATGCGAAAACGCGCCGACGGTTCAATCGAAATCCACGACAGTGAAGTACACAGTGGAGCGCGAGGGATTTATAACAGTATTGAAGAGCTTATGAACTGGATGGGCAACTACGGTCCAGATTATCTAGGATATTCGTATTGTTGCGACGGCAGATGTATTGCTGAAGATTACGATGAAACTCAACCTACAGATAGGAAAATGGAAGAAGACGGCAACGCTCGCGACGAAGCTAACACAAATTCAGCTATTTTTCAGGAATTGGAAAAAGGCGATGTCATTGCGATGAAAGGTTATGTTACGAATGGTCAATCGGTCGCTGGAGATACTGTTTGGTACGTTACAGCTAGAAGCGGTAAATATATGAGCCGTCAGCTGTTTGAGGATAAGGATTTACACGACTTGCCAGACTTGACGCCAAAAACAGCACCGCAGCCACAACCAGAGCCACAAGAAGACTACAGCAAGATTATACTAGACATCTCAAATCATCAAGACGACGCTATTGTAAATCATTTACATAAGTTTGCTGGTGTTATCATCAAGGCTGGACACGTCGGACAATCATTCGGTGGAGATGCGAATAAAATCGACCCTAAACTGGTCAAATTCGCTCAAGCCGCGGGTGATAAGCTATTAGGCATTTACTGGTTGCCGTATTTTTCAACCGAAGAAGAAGCAAAGACTGAAGCAGAGCGTTTTATCGAAGCTCAAAAATTAGTCAACGCACCACTTCTATTTGTCGACTTGGAGCCAGATTTTGAAGGCACACTCGAGCAATTGAAAGCATTTAAGAACCTAGTCTTACAAAAGACAGGTAAACAGGTGTTCACTTACGGTGGCGAGGCTATCATTAAGAAGTTAGGCTTAGAACGTGTAGATTGGTACCCGAATTACGGCACAAAAGACAATTACGCACACGGCGCGCTAATCCATCAGTTTACCGATACCGGCAAAATTGATGGCTATGGTGGCAATCTGGATTTTTCGACGGCTAGAGTATCAATTGACGAGCTTAAGACATTGAGTAAAACAACCACACCAACACCACCAGAAGAGCCAGAATCACCAAAACCAAGTGAACCGGATACAAAGCCATCTGAACCAGAAAAACCACAGGAAGTGCCAAATAATAAACCAAAGGAGGAAAAAGTGGCAACACCAGAACTACAAGAAGACATCGAAGCAATCGAAAACACGACCGCCGAACAAGCTAACCTAGCACAGGGATTGGCTGAGACAGATGAAGCTCAGGAAATCATCAAAGGTATCAGTAAGCGAACCAAACTAGTTGTTTACATCATCGGTGACCTGCTCTTAGGTGCAAGTGCAATCGCACCACAAATAGCCATCGCTGTATTGTCTGGCGATCCATACGTCAAGATAAACGCTATCAGTGGTGCGCTAGCTACAGCTGGTCTATTCTTACTGACAATGTTTGGTATTTATAAAAACGGCAAGAATAAATAATATAACGCTAGTTTATGAGTAATTCGGAAATCCCGAACAGTTGAAACTCTACCTTTGATTAAGCTACTGTGTTTGCAAGCCCGGTAGCTTTTTATTCGGGTTTTCCACAGGTTCACCAAAAAATCTCTGACTTTTTTCACATAATGCACGCAAAACGCTTGCATTATGTATGTAACTTTGCTATAATTAAGACAGTCAAGCGAGGCACATTAACAACTAGAGGATACAACAATGAAACTAATCACAATAAAAGCTTTTATCGGAAGTAATAACGAAACCAAAGAGCTTGAAATAGACAAAATAGCTTCAACATTAAGCAAGAATCACGAAGCTTTCACTCTACAATATCCAGTTTTCGGATATTGGAAGGGTGAAACTGAACAAACAGCAATACTTTATCTGTCAGACGAACGCTCAAAGGTGATGAACACGCTCAACGAACTAAAAGAGGTGTTAGACCAGGAAGCAATCGCCTATCAGATTCAGGATAAACTAAACTTAATATAAACTTAACGCCTCGCTTGGCGCTAGGGTATCCTCACAAAAAAAAGGAGGCGAATATGCCAATAGTAAATCANNNNATAATGTACGAATTAAGCAGGAAGTATATGAACGGCTTGTGGTGCTTGCTGCTGAAAACGGTCGTAGTGTCACTGGTGAAATAAACTGGAGGCTTGAGCAGTCACTTAAAAAGTAGTATCATATCTGAGCGATTGTTGTGATTAGCAGTCGTTGTTGTATAAAGACACCTCGTTTTTGAGGTGTCTTTTTTTGACCGCTAATTCTACTGCTCGCCAATCGCGATCCAATTCACATAATACGTTCCTAGAAGTTGTGCGCCATCAAATCGACGACATCTAGCAGTAAATGAGGTGTTCGTTACAGCTACCGCGCTAAAAGCACAGCCACCCCAGGATGAGTTCGGAGTATCAGTCCAAGCCTCACCTGGGCTACCATAGCCACCAAAACTACAAACCACAGTCGGAATTGTTTTGAATTGCTTTGGAAAAGTGATTTGAACAGTAGCCTCGAGAGCGTTTGATGGAACGTTGAGCATCGCTACGCCGTGCTGGGTAATTGAGCTAGATGATTTGCTGGAGTTGTTTCTTTTTGATTGAATAAAATCTGACCATTTTAAGTGTCGTGGTAGGACTATACTATAATATAAATATGCTCTTGACGCTAAAACGAATCATTATTCGACTCTATAAAGAATATCGCTATATTTTCTACGGCAAATAACGTCAATATCTCCTAATCTGTACATTTATAATCAGGAGGATTCATATGGAAAACACTGAAAAAGTACAGAATTATAAGGGTGGCGAGATTCGCCGAACAGTTGACGGCTATTATATTTTCGTCAAAGGCGATGCACACAGCGGACCGTATGTGAGTATTTCGGCAGCCAAAGGCACAGCCGACACTACCGAGGCTGAGCCAGAGACGCCAGTAGTAGAGTCTGCCGACGAGGTTGTCGAGCCAGAAGTTGAAAATATCAATGATAATGCTGAGCCTGAGACGGCCGACACTACCGAGGCTGAGGCTGAAAGCACTGACGAAAAATAACTATGGCACTAGGTTTTCCTAATAGCAACGGTGGCCGCACCACTGATAGCGCACTATTCCACGCACTCGGCAATGCTTTTGTCGGCTCGTGGATTAGCGGCTTTAGAGTGCGTCAAGCCAGTCCTGTCGGCATGAATGTGCTGATCGGCGGGGAGAATGGTATACCTGATGATTTATTGGTGCGCGATGCTATGTCGGCAACGTTTCCAGTGAGCAACTTAAGCACGCAGCCTGTTCAGGCGAGCGTTACCACGGCAAACAGCGCCAATCCGCGAATTGACGCGGTGGTGATCTATATTGACACAAACGTGGCCGCCTCACAGACTGTAGCTAACAACGAGAACCGTACGAAAGCGATAGTTGTACCTGGCACACCAGCAACCAACCCAAGCGCACCAACGCCATCGCAGATCAAGGCGAAAATTGGTGCATCTAATCCATATGAAGTAATCGCTGAGATACGCGTAAACGCTGGCACAACAACAATTCTTGATTCTGTTATCACTGATAGGCGCAATCCAGCCACACTGGCTGACGGACGAATTAACAGGGCTGAAATGTTCAAAAACGGCGTGATTGGCTCTGACGCACTTGGCAATGATATAGTCCTACCACGACACTTGTCTCCAGCAGCTCGCGGCGACCGCAGCACGTCAGAGGTCGACACCGGCATGAAGTGGATTGACGGCCGCACAATCTATCAGAAGACATTTTCAATGGGCGGCTTAAAAGCCGCTGGTAAGACAGTCGTACCTCACGGCATAAATAATCTTGACATGGTTATTAATATTCGCGGCATTGCAAAGGAATACAGTATTGGCGCGACAATTAACCTGCCACACGCCGCTGACCAGCAAGCTTATACGGTGACAGTTTACGCCGATAATAGCAATATCAATATCCAAACATACGCAGATCAATCCGGTTATAAGACCTCATTCGTGACAATTCAATACGTCAAGAAGTCTTAAACAGTACCGACTGCGATCCAACTTATGCCGTGATGAGCGCCGCCAAAAATGCCTGAAGTTGAAGCTGTAATGGTCGTGCCTGTCTGATTGAATGATCCACACTCGATATTCGTTCCAGCGCCAATTTTCTGGTCAAAACTCGCTGGTGATGTTGGGGTATTTCGTGTATACCCAATTAAAGTAGGGACAACGGCGTAAACCTCCTTGAATTTCTTAGGAAATGTAACCTGTACAGGTTGTTGTTTGCCTCCATTTCCGTAAAACGAGACCCAGCCAGACTGGATTATTAAATTACCAGAAATAGCTTGTGCTGAATTATTAGCACTGAAAGATAATAGGTCTGATGATTTCAAATGTCGTGGTAGGACTATACCGTGTAACATTGTGAGTTTTCCACAGGTCTAATAGATGTGGTGAAAAATATTGAAAAATCTCTGACTTTTTTCATAAAAAGTGTTGACATACGGCAACACGTTTGCTATACTTAAGACATGGTTGAGGGGCAACCAAGCAACAATTAACAATTCGGCGGCAAAAGAAAGTAGGTATAAAAATGTTCAAATCAACCTTTCAGTTTTTCAGAATTAAAATCACTGTAAAATTGGAGATTGTAAATAAACAAAAAATCAAAACTAGAAAATAAAACCTAGAAAACACAAACACTAAAAAACAAACAGCCCCTCAACCGCCGCCGCCAAGAAAGGATAATTAAAATGGCAACATTTACAGGCTGGTACTACACGGGCGACCAACCAACACAAGAATTCACTTTTGAGGCAGATAAGAGCTTGAAGGGTGATATAGAAGAACTTGAGACGGTTATGAGGAGAGAGATGCGTAAACGATTCAGCAGAAGTACAGCGGAGAACGCTACAATCGAGAACATCAGCATCGAATTGGATGAAGAGGCTATGCTAGAGAATATCATTGAGACGGTGAAGGAGCTAGACAGATATGAGGATTATGAAGCGGTAGTAGATAACGGTACTATATTCTTTTACAATGACGACGACGAGCTGGCAGAGGTGTTTAATGCTGGAGAGGCGCTCAGAAACGCAGTAGAGCAGATTGAATCGAGTGGTAACGATGAAGCTGAAATTCGCTACGACGGATTGAAATATTTTACCGTCAGTGCTATTTATTAAATATTAACAGAGCCCTGCCCGAGGCATCGTATCGGGCAGAAAGGTATAGTGTGAAAACTAAACATATACACATAAAAGTTTCAGAGAGCGATCACGAGATGATCGTCAAGCGTGCCGCCGAGTTGAATATGACAGTTAGCGAATATATACGACGGCTGGTCGTTGCTGACGTTGCTGTTGCGGAATCTAATAAATAGTGATAAACTGCAAACGCATGGTTTGAACATCCATGTACCTATTCCGCCCTCTGAAAATGGGGGCGTTTTTGTTGACAAGATGAAGCAGATTTGCTACAATCGACGGTGAACGTACAGGATTCTCAGCCCGCCCAGATGCAAATCAGGGTGGGCTGTCTGTATCTGGCCTCAAAAAATTGTTATCAATTTTAGAGGCTATTTTTGTTTGTCAAGAGCAGAATAGCATTTTGAGGGTAAAATGGGGAACATAACCATAGACGAGCGACGAGTTCAGAAAATGCAGCAGAGATTAGGCAAGGCGACAAAGCTAATCACTGACGACAACTATTTGCCGATGTTCAGAAATCGCCAGATCAACTACGCAAAAGAGTTTGATTATTCGATTAAGCTGGCAAAGCGTAAACGAAACCCACGTAAATATTTTGCGTTTATTTGGTCGAGTGCGAATCTGGCAAAGACGGTGGATTGGTTGCGCAAATTGATTGCTCAGGCGAAAGCTAAGGCGGCAGAGGAGCGTCACAAGCAGAAAATGCAAGAGCAGGCAGCCTTATCAATCAGTATTGACGGATTAAATAAGCTAGCGCAGATGAAGCGCAGCTACAACTTGATAACGTAACAATCACTGCTAACATTTTGACGTCGCTCGCGTAGCGGCTTGTTTGCGTTTGCCTGTATGCAAATATTATGCAATAATCCTAGATATATGCGAGTATTTGGGAGTTTTGTGTAATGGAAGCGGCCGTTTGGCCGTATTTTTTATTCAAATTAACGCAAATCCGCCCGCCGCCACCCATTTTTGATAACAGAATTATCAGAAAATTAAATGTGAGGGTTCTATATACAATTGAGCTTTTAGAGGTTCAATATAAACATTCTATATAGAACTGGTTTTTTAAGTGGAGTTAAAATATCATGACGAAAAATACAATTATGCCAATCGAGCGATCTTTTGACGAATATCTTGAGTACTGCGAGTTTACACGCCGGATGAGCCGCCAAACATTGAGTGCTAAGCGGTGGGTGATGCGAGATTTTAGAACTAGCGTGCCAGCCAGCAGTCTGAGCGAAATTACGACGCAGCAGGTGAACGACTGGATTACAGAGCAGGCACGGCGAGGTCTGAATAGCCGCACTATCAATACGCGGATTTGCCATGTGATAGCGATGTTTCGATATTTCAGGGATATGGGCGTAGAGATGCCTGAGCTGAAAATCCGCCATATCGTTAAGCAAAAGGAGACCGAGCCAATCCGCCGAGTTTTCTACACGAGGGAGCAAATCGAGCAGGTGTTGGGATATTGCAATCAGATTCAGTGGTTGTTAGTTAAATTGTCGTTTGACTGTGGCTTGCGAATCACTGAGCTAAGGAACTTAAGGCTAATGAATATCAGCGACAGGATGATTGTATTTACTGGCAAGGGTGGCAAACGGCGGGAGGTACATATGAGTCGAGAAGCTCGCGAAAGATTGACGCAGTGGATCGTTAGTCAGCGTATTGATGATTATTTGTGGCAGAAGTCAAGCGGCACACTACTTAGCGTCGAGGAACTGCGGCATTTAATGCGTCAGCCGTTCTATCTGGCTGGATTTCGCAATTTTCACCCGCACGCTTTGCGGCACTCGTTCGCTACAGACATTCAGCGAAACGGGGCGACACTTATGGAGTCACAGGAGATGCTCGGTCATTCAAACGCGGTGATTACGCAGCGATATTTGCATGGACTGGACGGGCAGATGGCAGTATGCTTTGAAAGATTGAAATTTAGCGCAACATCATAATAACAGAGGTAATGGTCCGGACTTTTCCACAGTTTTCGCGTCATTTTTGCCCATTTTATAACGCAAGCGTATTGACAGAACGCTTGCGTTTTGCTATACTGAAGACAGTTCAGATGAGCGGCGACCGCCGCCATCAACGGCCTTTAACATCACTGGAAAAAACAAGATTCATGGTTGAGCGGTTTGCTATATCATGTAATATTTTTCAGTGATATAATTATATCAGTATGAAAG